CCTTCTGAAGGCGCTAACTGCCTCGCCTGTGCCGTTTGCCGCTTCCGCAGTACGGCGCACAAAGCGTTGCATAGCCCTGTTGAGCGTGTCTGTTTCAATGCCCGCAAGTGACCCAGCATATTGCAGTTTGGATAAAGCGTCGGTAGTCGTACCTATCCTGCTAGACGTTTTGGCTAGAGCGTCAATCGACTTGAGAGATTGACTGATAAGCAGACCAAGACCGCCAGCGCCTACTGCGGCAACTAGCGCGGTCTTAAAGCTAAAGAATACCTTAGAGAGCTTGCCAAATGCGGCCTTAATACCACGCAAGGCTTTTTGCGTTTGGTCAAACGCCTTAATGACGATGCTTACGGTTTCAGTTGCCATCTTTAGACTCGCTTATGATCTTGAAGTAAGCGAGCCACTCATGGAACTCAGTAACCGAAATCTGCTCTACTTCTTCAATGGTCTTGTGTAACCGATCAGCCAAGGCAATTAAGTTCATCCGAGACTGATCGGACTTTAGTTTTTTTCGACATCCTCAAACCCCTCGATAGTGCCAAACATCTCATTGGCAATATGAGAGACAACGGTTGTCTCTTCCCCCATTAAGTCAATGCGATCTTCAGCCGAGGTAAACAGCTTTTCGCCATCCTTGCTCTCAGCCTTCATAAGGATCAGGTCAACCATTGCGGCAATGCTAGGGTTTTGCATTACTTGAGGATGGCGCTTCTGCAACTCATTAAGGTCATAGCAGGTAAGGGGGCGACAGAACAAAACAAAATCGCCGTCACCGTCCCCCCATTCTGCAACGCTAATTTTGCGACGCGAGCCTTTACGACGCGCTCGCAATTCTTTAGCGAGACCCATTAGTTAGTTGACTCTGTTACAGCGCCAGAGACTTGCACAGAAAAGGACGCCTCAACCAAGCCATCGTAAGAGGCTGAAATTGTCTTCGCAGTCACGATGCCAGCACCGCCGTAATACTTCTCGCCTGTGCCTGTGCCAGTGGGGTGAATTTCCCAGTCGATAGCCGCGCCAGAATCAAGCACCAAGTGCTGTGCGTCTGCGTCGTCCCACAATGCGTCGATTGTGAGTGTGGCGTCTTTGAGGCTAGCTAGGTAAGACTTAACAGTATCACCCATAACTGTATCTTCGATGGTGTCAGCAGTTTCATCAATTGAGTATGACCGAACCTCGCCAACTGCTGTCTCGGAACCACCACTAGCGGCAACCTTTACGACACCGCTTGAGCCTTTATGTGTAGCCATGAATTTTCTCCCTTACGCGTCGCCGCGTGTATATGAATAAAGAATCTGTACGGTGACAATGACGCCGCCAATAGGGTCTATTGTACCATCATCCACCTCAACGCTGATAACCTGCGTGTCTACCGCGTAACCGCCACGCGTTCTATCTTCATCAAGTTTTTCGTCGATAGCCTCTGCAATCTGGTTGCGTGCTGTGTCGATGTTCTTGTGCTTAACAAAGCAAACAAGCTCATAGTCGATAGTGCCATGCCTGCTGGTCATGCTACCGCCAAGGCTTGCGTCCTCGCGTGTCTCGTTTGCCGTCCTTACCAATATAGCGGGAAACTGTGCGTTAGATAGCTTGTCAAAGTCGAAAGGCTCGCGCGTGACCTTCTTAACATTTGGCGTCGATATGGCAGACAGTGCCGTCACAATATTGGCGGCGATGTTCTCTCTAACGCTCATATCTTAAGCCCCTTGAAGTAAGCATCGCGAATAGCACGAGTGTCGCCTCGGTTAAGGCCAAAGAAGTTACGGCTTCGATTGTTAAACGCCGCCTTCTTAGCCTCTGTCCTACGACTGAAGTTGATAATACCGTCCTGGCCCTTCATGCCAAATTGCATGTCGCCGAGCATCTTGCCTGTGAAGATTAAATTAACCTTGTCTACAGGTCTGCCCTTTTCCTGCCTGAACCCTTTGTAAGCATCAGTGTACGGACGGAATGGTTGCTCGTGAACATCTAAGCCTAAGCGCGTGCGCTTATCAATACGCGCTCTACCCACTGCCGCAGCTCTCATCATGGCGCGTCTGTGGTTCTTGGTAAACGTGCGCCCTAGCTTCTGCACCATCTTGCGCAGGTCACGGGGCTTAGTGTCTATGCTTACGCTAATCATCGGTTCAGGCGGTTAAGCGGAATGCTTTCCTTTTCCTTGTCAGTGACAGTGCCGTCATTGTCTGCGTCGTACTCAACACCGTCCTGAAACACTGCGTCTAGCTCTTCGCCGTAACGGGCTTTGTAGAAGTCAATCATCTGCAAAAAGCGGTCGTCGTCTACCCAATTCGTAAGCTGTGGTAATACGTACTTCCACAATACGAGATAAGAGTTAGCGCGCGTCCACTGTGAGTCTGTTAGATAGGTCACATTCATTTCGCCAGCAATGCCCTTACGGTGCCACCAGCGATTGCGTATTTCGCGCTCGACATCTGCCTGCGCTCTAGCGTGTTCGTCGGTAAAGCTAGTAATGCCGAATTCCAAAATGTCTGGCACTAACTCTACTAGGTTGCTGTCGTCACTAAACGCCATGTAATCACCACTTGGTCTTAGCGGCCCAATAGACTGCATCTAATGGCGTCGCGTTACGTAGATTCTTCTCGTGTCGTGCGTACCAAGCCGCTCGCATGGCCTTGTCGCGTGCAGACTCCCCATCTTTTGGCGGGTAAGTCTTCGCGCCTTTAGCGCCAAACCTAATTAACTTGATTGCACCTTTGTAGCGAGCCAAAACCGCGTGAGACTTAGACGGGTGTTGTGGCGTACGCTTTGCCACGTTGTAGTCTTCAAACCTTTCACCGCGATAATTGACTGCCATAAAATCCTCAGAGTAAAACGCCCCCGAAGGGGCGTGTACATCTTAGAGAGTAGCGTCGAAGAACATCTCAACACCGTAGCTATCATCAAGCTCACCAACACCGTATACGGCAGTAGCGTTAAGCTCGAAGGCACGGAGTGATGCGTCGCGCTGAGTCTCAAGGTTGAAGTCACGCTTCATAGCAATACACATTGCTTCTGGAGCAAAGACCGCACCCTTAGCGTCGCCGTTACCGTCAACAGTGATGTTAGCTGACTGGTATACGTCGATACCTGCCAATGAGCCAACAAAGCCAGAGCGCATTGCTTCGTTCTGGATGTCGCCACCGTTGGGGTTAGCGAATGTGTTGGTCAGGTTAGCTGCCAACTGGTAAGCGTGGTAGGGGTGCAAGACCGCTACGTACTGACCAGGCGCCTTTGCATTGCGTAGAGTAGCCGCAGCCTTGAATACGTCAGCCGCAGTAATCTCTTGTGCAGCCGCTCCCAAAGAGGCAGAAAGACCATCGAACAAAGCAATGATGTCTTGGTCCATCTTAGTAGCGATTGCGTTACCCAATACAGTGCCTAGCTCCTGTGCAGGGTTACCAGCGCCCATTGCTGCAACGTCAGTCAATACGACTTGCGCACCAACTTCGCCGACAGTAACAGTGACACCAGAAGTGCTGACAGTGCTTGAAGACATATCAGTGCCTTCAGTAAGGTCAGCCGCCGCAACTGATGGGTACTTAGGTACTTGGATAGTAGTACCAGCAACATTGCCGATGTCGTAACGAGTGATAAGGCCAGCCATGAGCGATTGCTCTTCGGCAGTGAAACGAGCCTGCATGATGATATTTGCAAACAGGTCGTCGAGTGTTGAACTAGTTGAAGCCGCCATAAGTGAAATCTCCTAAAGTAAGCGGTTATTTATTTGCTAACATCATGGCACGGTAGGCTTCTCTGCCTCCGTTTTCCCAGTTAGCTTCCATTTCAGCCGCCGACATAGGTTTCGACGTGGAACCACCTACCGCTCCTTGCGAGCCAGCGCCACCAACTGACGCCTTTACGAAGTGCGGGTTTGTAGTCAAGAAATCACCAACAAGCTCATCAACGCTTACGGGGTCGCCTTTGTCGTTGTATCGTGGTGTACCGTTCGAGTCTACAACCTCTGCTGTGCCGTCTTCAGACAGCCGAACCGCACCACGTACTAACTGCACAACCTGCTCTGCCGATACTGCGTTGTTCCTACTCGCCGCCGATAGCAGAGCGCCATCAACTAATTGGCTTTCGAGACGTTGCTTGTACGTCCTAATCTCTTGGTCTTTCTTTTCGACGGTCTGCTTTAGAATCGACTCGAACTCTCCGCGTTCCTTCTGCTTCTCAATTTCAGCTTCTTGCTGACGTTGTAAAAGCTGTCGGGCTTCGTCAAGGTCGATACCATCTAGTCGCTTGTCATATTGCCGTTTGGTACGGGCAACACGGTCGGCCACTATTCGGTCGAGTTCCTCTTGCGTGAACGTCTTAGTTTCCTGAACTTCGGGTGTTTCCACTGCGGCTTCAGTTACCGCGTCAGCCATGATTTCATCGCTCATGTTACGAATCCTCTTTCGAGTAGGGTTAATTGTATCAAATTAGCGTGACTTACGCTTTTTCTTACGCTTGTCTTTCTTGTGGTACGGCATACGTTCCTCCTAGTCTACGACAGGCACCCAATAGTGCCGACAGTTGTAACCGCCTCTAACTCTAAACGGGTCGCCTGGCTTCTTACCTGCCCAGCTCTCCGCCCAGATTTCTCGTATCTCGTCGATGCTGTATTCCTTGTCAACGTGCCTCTCACAGAAGTCGCGCGTTGAGTCAATAATATCACCCGCATACACAAAGCGTTCAATACCTGCCTCTGCTGCACTGGCCGACGCTACTGACGCACTGAACTCAAACAGGGCATCGTGCAAGATTGTCTTAGAGTGACGGGCAAGTGTTGAGTCTAACAGGCTGTTCAGCTCGTTGAGGCTTGCGCTGAATGGCGTGCCCGTAAGCGTGTTGTTGTATACCTGCTGATAGAGCGCCTCAACAAAGTCATTGGCTAACTGCTCGTGGCCTGTAAAGCTAAAGTTTTGTAGTTGCCCGATAACGCTCTGCGGTACACGAAAATCGGCAAACTGCGACATGAACTGCTGTGTCAGCTCTACTGCGTCAGGGTACTCCCTAATGATGGCATCAATTTCTTCTAAGAACTCAGTGCGAACAATGCCGTCTAGCTGTGTGCGTAAAGCAACGGCTGCGTCTAGGTCAAACAGTACGCCATCACGTAGGGGCAAGCCTGCAAGTAAGTCAGTTAGCCTTAACTCT